TGATAGCTGAGTATCTTATGGTACAAAAGCGTGTTGCACAGGTAGACTCTTGGATTGAAGCAGCCAATGAGGACACTGGTAGAGTGCATGGCTACGTCAACAGCAACGGTGCTGTAACTGGCAGGATGACACACTCTAAACCTAATGTGGCTCAAGTGCCTGCTAGTCGTGCGCCCTATGGAGAAGCGTGCAGACAGTGCTGGACTGTGCCTAAGAATAGGGTTCTAGTGGGCTTTGATGCCAGTGGGCTAGAGCTACGTATGCTTGCACACTACATGAATGACAAGGAGTACACTAATGAAATTCTCCACGGAGATATTCACACAGCCAATCAAAAACTTGCAGGACTTGAATCGAGAGATCAGGCTAAAACTTTCATATATGCCTTCCTGTACGGAGCAGGAGATGCAAAACTTGGAACGATTGTCGGGGGAAATGCTCGTACTGGCTCTGCGCTTAGAGCAAGATTCCTTGATGGTCTCCCAACACTTAAGGATCTTACTGAAAGAGTGCAGAGAGATGCAGAGAAAGGAATCCTTGAAGGACTAGACGGTAGGCTACTTCATGTCCGTAGCGCACACGCTGCCCTTAACACTTTGTTACAAGGTGCTGGTGCCATTGTTATGAAGAAAGCCTTGACAATACTGGAGGAATATGCTAGACTATGGAAACTTAACTATAGCTTTATAGGTAACATACATGATGAAGTCCAATCAGAAGTTCAGCCAGAGCAAGCAGACAAGTTTGGAGCATTGGCAGTCAGTTGCCTTGAAGCAGCAGGACTTGCCTTTGACCTTAACTGTCCACTCACAGGAGAATACAGTGTCGGGAGAAACTGGTCAGAAACACACTAAAAACTGCACTCACTGTGACGTTATTTTAAAAGAAGGTTTTAATTGGCAAAGCAGTCAAGTAAAGCAAAAAAAATATTGGTGCAATACTTGCAAACAAAAAAGCAATGAGAGTCGAATGTGGGTTAACGGGAAGTACATTTCTTTTAATCACCCGCTATACAAGCCGGGGCGCTACAAAGGGTTTACTGATGCAGCCTTTAGTTCCCTAGAGAACTATGAAGACTCTAAGCAAGGCCAAGTGTACGTGATACGAAACCCTGCTTTCCCTAGCTGGTGTAAGGTAGGTATGGCTGTTGATGCAGAGGACAGGCTGAAGCAGTACCAAACATCCTCACCGTACAGAGACTACGTTCTTGTTGCAGCATGGGATGTTGAGGACAGGAGAGAATCTGAAAAGCAAGCCCATGCTTTGCTGGAGCAGCACTATGAGCGCCGTGGTGAGTAGTTTGTAGCCTTCAGTGATATGGCAGCGGAAAGGTTAGAAGAATTGTTTAACAAGGACAGTGACAATGAGTAACAAGACAACACATACACTTGTTGATGACATTTACAGTCTGGTCAAGACCAAACGCCCTGAAAAGGGTGTGGACGCTGAAGCAGAGATTGAAAACTTTGGTGAAGCAGTCAAGGACTTAATGCGTAAGGAGTTTACCAACCGGGGTGGCTTTGATGCACGTAAGTTACGTATGTCCAACATTGGCAGGGATGACAGGTATCTTTGGAACCACTACAACAACGTAGGGCCAAAGGAGCCAATGCAGCCCCATAACTTAGTCAAGTTTCTGTATGGTCACTTGATTGAGGAAATGCTATTGCTACTGGTCAGGCTGTCAGGACACACTGTTAGCCATGAGCAAGCCCAAGCTGAAGTGGAAGGCATTGTAGGTAGCATGGACTGTAAGATTGATGGAGTGCTTACGGATGTTAAATCAACCAGTAGTTTTGGATTTAAGAAGTTCAAAGACGCTACGTTGGCTTTTGATGATCCTTTTGGTTATATAGACCAGATCAAAGGGTACGCTAAGTCTGAGGGAGATACAGAGGTAGGCTGGCTTGCAATGGACAAGCAAAACGGACACCTAGCGTACCTAAAGTATGACCTAGAGGACACACAGGCACCAGTGTATGAAGTCTTGAAGGAAGACATTGTAGAACGTATCAAGCACGTAAAGGAGGTTGTACAGCAGCCAGAGCCGCCTGAGTTTTGTAATGAACCTGTACCAGATGGTAAGTCAGGTAACATGAAGCTACCAATAGGCTGCTCCTACTGCCACTTCAAGCACGCTTGCTATCCAAACTTACGCACATTCCTGTACTCTACAGGCCCACGGTTTTTAACAGAGGTAGCCAATGAGCCTAAAGTCCAAGAGATCACGTAAAGGTAGCATCTACAGGTCAGGGCTTGAAGCATCCTTTGCAGCCATAGCACCAAAGCGTAAGTTTAAGTATGAACCATTTGATGTCCCTTACACTATGCACAGGAAGTACAAACCAGACTTCGTACATACACGCACAGGGATACTCTTGGAACTAAAGGGATTCTTTAGGACAGGGGACACAATGAAGTACAAAGCCATCAGGGACTGCATAGAGACAGAACTGATCTTTGTATTGTCAGACCCTAACAAGAAGCTACGCAAGGGCGCTAAGATGACTATGGGACAATGGTGCGACAAGGAAGGCTTTAAGCACTACACACTAACTGACTTTGATAAGTTGATGAAATATGTTGACTCACAATAAATACAACTTGACAATGGATGAAATTAGGGAGAAGATATTGGATAGGTATGACCCTGATGATCTTATTGAATTTTTAGAACTGACCAGTGAGGAAATACTGGACAGGTTTGAAGACAAGTTAATTAACCGCCTAGAACAATTTGAGGAAGAACTACAAGATGACACAAGACCAGACACAGATGAAGAAGACGAGCATTGATGATGAAAGCCCAGACGCATGGGCTAGAATCAACAAGAAGTACGGATACCAAGTGCATTGGGACGATGATGATGAAGACAACGCGCCAAATGAGCATCCTGTCTTTGGTAATCCCGTCGACATGGTGGACAACCCACCTCACTACAACAATGGTGGCATAGAGTGCATAGAAGCTATAGAAGCTATGCTGTCTAGGGATGAGTACATAGGTTATCTCAGGGGCAATGCACTCAAGTATATGTGGAGATTCAGATACAAGAGCAAGCCGTTTGAAGACCTACGCAAAGCACGTTGGTACGAGGAACGATTGATGAAGTTTTTGTTGGACAATCAAGATGCAGTATAAGACAGGCACTCAAGACTACCTTGGGATTACTATAGACTACGACAGAGAGAAAGACCTAAACGACTTCTCTCTGAACACACTGAAGGACAGGTACTTCTGGGAGGACGAGACATACGCACAGGAAGCCTTTGCACGCGCTTCTGTGTACAGTGCAACCTATCAGGGGACTACAGACTTTGACCTAGCACAACGCCTGTACGACTACGCCAGTAAAGGCTGGTTCATGTTCAGTACGCCCATACTAAGTAATGGAGGAACTACCCGTGGCTTACCTATTAGTTGCTTTCTTAATTTTGTGCCTGATTCCAGAGGTGGCTTATCAACTCACTATGATGAAAACATTTGGCTCACTTCCAGCGGGGGCGGTCTGGGTGGGTATTGGGGTGCTGTTCGCAGTAACGGCGTGGCTACTTCTAACGGGTCTCAATCAACTGGGAGTATCCCTTTTATGCACGTAGTTGATAGTCAGATGCTGGCTTTCAACCAAGGTGTTACAAGGAGAGGTGCTTATGCAGCGTATATGGACATTAGCCATCCAGAGATTGAAGAATTTATTGCTATGCGAAAGACTACCGGCGGGGATCTTAACCGCAAGTGTCTTAATCTACATAACGGGGTTAATATATCTGATGAGTTTCTTTACTCAGTAGAGCATGACTTACCTTGGCGTTTGATTGACCCTAAGTCAAAGCAGGCAGTCAAGACAGTCCCAGCACGGGACTTGTGGTGGCAGCTAGTACACACCAGAGCAGAGACAGGTGAGCCGTACATTGTCAACACAGACCGTTGTAATCAATACTTACCACAGGAGCAGAAGGACTTAGGGCTGAGTGTACGACAGAGTAACTTATGCTCTGAGATTACCTTACCTACAAGTGAGGAACGTACAGCAGTATGCTGCTTGTCAAGTGTTAACTTAGAATACTTTGATGAGTGGAAAGATAATGAAAACTTTATATCGGATTTAATCACGATGCTGGACAACACACTGGAACACTTTATAGATAATGCTATACAGACAGTGGGTATAAGGGAACAATGTAATAGCTTACAGGAGTTTAAGTATCATGTTGACTTGGATAAAAAAGGCTTCGCAAGAGCCGCTTATAGCGCATATAGAGAAAGGGCGGTTGGCCTTGGTGCAATGGGCTTTCATTCTTATCTTCAACGTTCTGGACTCCCTTTCGAGGGAGTTTACGCTGCATCATTTAATAATAGAGCCTTCAAGCTCATCAAAGAAAGAGCGTTGGACGCTAGTAAAGTTCTGGGGAGAGATCGTGGGGAAGCTCCTGATATGGCTGGGAGTGGTCGCCGTAACTCACATCTCCTTGCTATTGCTCCTAATGCCAGCAGCAGTATTATATGTGGTGGAACTAGTCCTTCGATTGAGCCTTCCCGTGCTAACATTTTTACGCACAAGACTCTGAGTGGTAGCTACCGTGTAAAGAACAAGTACCTAGAGAAGTTACTGGAGGACAAAGGTATAAACAATGAGAAAACATGGAAGGATATTTCTGCTGCTGAAGGCTCTGTTGCAGGGCTTACGGCGCTATCTGAAGAAGAAAAAGAGGTATTCAAGACCGCACCTGAGATCAATCAGATATGGGTCATAGAACACGCCTACCAGCGTCAGCCCTATGTGTGTCAGTCTCAGTCAGTCAATACGTTCTTTGAGCCACCACCGTCCACTGCGTCACAGGAGACACATGACGAGTACCTAGAGTACGTCAACAACGTACACTGGGTTGGTGCAAACAAGTTAAAGTCTATGTACTACTACCGTACCACAGCGGCACGTAATGCAGAGAATGTCAACGTAAAGATACCAAGGATTAACTTAGAAGATGGGGAGTGCCTGAGTTGTGAAGGATAACAAACATCCTATATATGATTGCTTGTATTATATATGGGAAGAAAACTTACTGACTTCCTATGAAGATTGGATTAAATACTATGAGGAACTGGAACATGAGCAACAGACTGTACAGCGCACTACGGGCCAGATACAAAGCACAGATAGTTGAAGCTGAAGCTGACGCACTGAACTTCTTTGAGAACCCTGTAGCTGTCGCTGAGCATCCACACACAGTAGACACTATGGACATACTGATAACGAAGCTGTCGGAAGCTGAAGACAAACTAGAGACACTAGAACTTAACTTTGGAGAACACTACGCATGATAGGACTTGAAAGAGGTGAAGATGTATTTCAAGAAGCAGAAAAACTAATGAACAGAC